GATGAGAGAAATATTATTCAGAGGTAAATTCGGAAACGAATGGAAGTACGGATTTTTAAGTATTGAACCCCAGGGTCTGGTAATTAAAGAGCAGTACAAGAACAATACTTCAAATGTGTGGCATATTGAAAGCGACACAATAGGTCAGTACACAGGCTTTACGGATAAGAACGGTGCTAAGATTTTTGAGGGTGATATTTTGGCGTTTGATGATATGGACGGCAGTAAAGGAATTTACGAAGTCTTTTGGGACAGCGATAACGGCAAGTTTGCCATTGCACAAAACGGTAACAGAAATTATGTTGATGATTTCGAGTTGTTTGACGAGTTGTTTGAAAGGAACGAATATTTCAAGTGGTTTACGGTCATTAGCAACATCTTTGATAATCCCGAACTTTTGGAGGAGTGAAAGTAAATGATTGATTGTTCAAAAGCGGAAAATTATTTTGCGGAAAAGGAAAGAATGACGAAAAGGCATCATCTACACCCAAGCGGTGCATACGTATGCGGAATTGATTGTGACATCTGCCAATTAAGTAGTTCGAATAATGGTACAAGCGCTAAGCTATCTTGTTTCGAACTTGAATCATGTTATCCCAAAAAAGCCATTGCAATCGTACAAAAATGGAGCGATGAACACCAACAGAAGACTTACTTAAGTGAGTTTTTAAAAAACTATCCGAATGCTCCTCTTGTTCCCGATGGAACACCTGAAATATGCCCTTTGAAGTTAGGCTTGACAGATATAAAGACTTGTAGAGAAGGCGGCTGCGCAGCATGCTGGAATCAGCCGATTGAGGAGAGTGAAAAATAATGGCTGAACTGAAAATTAAGCCTTGCCCGTTCTGCGGTGGGGAAATGAAATTTTATAGAGATTCTTTTGTGAATAAATATGGGCAAACGGTTGTCCACCAATATTATCTACACGCAGATACGGAACAAAATTGTGCACTTGATGAAATCTGTATGCCGTTTACTATCCCTGCAGGAGATGCCGATGAAGAAACAGGATATGTTGGATGGTGCGCTGAAAAATGGAATAAGCGTGTCGAGGAGAGTGAAAGTAAATGACTAAGACTTTTTGCAACAAGTGTGGAAAAGAATTAAAATACGGCGACAACAGGAAGGTTGAGCTGGCTGTAAGACCATACACTACATACGGCGGCAGATTTAATTTAGATTACTGCGAAAGCTGTTTCAAGGAAATTATCGGCGAGGAAGAATATAACGCTATGATACAGAAAGAAATAGTACACAAAAGAAGAATTGAGGAGAGAAAAAAGGAGCGAAACAATGACTAATTATGAGAAAATCAAACAGATGTCGATTGACGAAATGGTTCAAGGTGATATTACTTTGCTCGGGTGTGTCGGTCATGTTCCGATGGAATATTGTAATAAATTCCACGGTAACTGCATTGATTGCAAAAAACATTGGCTTGAAAGTGAGGCAGAAGAATGACACTTGACGAATTAAAAGCTGAAATATCCGAACGCATAGAAAGCGAGGGTATGTTGCTTGCATTTCAAATTGTTTCAGATTATCTTGAGAATTTAGAGGTGATACTTGATGAATAGCACAAGCCTTACAAAAAAAGAGCGAATACAAAAATTTGGAGAGGTTTTTACATCGGTTGAAACAGTGAATCAAATGCTTGATATGCTGCCACCCGAAACTTTTAAGCCTGAACGGACTTTCCTTGAGCCCTGCTGTGGTGATGGAGTTTTTATAATCGAAATTTTAAAGCGCAAGTTTGCAAATTGCAAAAAGAGAAAAGACTACACTACATCGTTGAAATCTGTATACGGAATGGAATTACAGGCAGACAATGTTGTGAAATGTATTCAGAATGTTCTGAATTTGTGTGGTGAGTATTTCAAGGTTACTAAAACAGAGAAAATGATTGTTAATGAGCATATAATGCAAGCCGACAGCCTTAAGGTTATGAATATGATAAATGAAAGGAGAATTATAGATGAGAGAAATTTTATTCAAAGGCAAGAGAGTAGATAATGATGCGTGGGTCGAAGGTTTATTGACAATAATATGGGGGCAGTATCACATTATACAACCTAATGATGAAAATACAGCTTACCCGATTATTCTCAAAACCATTGGACAGTACACAGGCTTTAAGGACAAGGACGGCGCTAAGATTTTTGAAGGCGATATTTGCAGCTTTGGCGATACGGACGGCGGTCGCACAAATTATGAAATTTGTTGGATTGAGAACAGGTGGATTGTGAGAGAATGCGGTCACAGCGGCGTCGATGATTTAGATTTATTCTTCTGTAAACGCTCGGTTGTGATTAGCAATATCTATGGTAATCCCGAACTTTTGGAGGAGTGAAAGTAATGACAAATGAGGCGTATGAGCAGATCAAGCTATTCAACTGGGTTGCATATGCAAGGAACACTTATCCACAGCTTGACTTGCTGTTTCATGTACCAAATGGCGGCAAGAGAAATCAGAAAGAGGCATTTAACCTTAAAAGGCAAGGTGTGAGAGCCGGTGTGCCTGATTTGTGCCTGCCTGTATCGAGGGGTAAATATCACGCACTTTACATTGAACTCAAGGTGGGCAACAACAAAGCGACTGAAAAGCAGCGAAAATGGATAAAGAGACTGAGAGAGCAGGGCAATTTGGCACTTGTGTGTTACGGATGGGAGGAGGCCTCGGCTGTGTTGCTTAAGTACATAAATCTAAAGGCGGACAGTGAAGATGAAAAGCTGTGAGAATTGCAGGCATTTTACACGCTGCTCAGCGAGGAGCAGAGGAGTGTTGTGCAACTGCTACGAAAAATATACAGGGAGAAAGGATGAAACAAAGAAAATGGCAGAGGAAAAGGTACTGGTTTTCAAGTACGCAGAGCCGCTCGGCTACAAGGACGAGATTAGAGGTATGGTTGAGATGATTGACAGGGTTGAGATTGAGAACTTTTTGAGGAGTGAGAAACTCAAAAACAAGGACTTGCTTAAAGGCAGAATTAAGATGATTTATTCGGGCAGCGGCAAGGATAATCTTGAGAACAAGGAAACAGGCGAGGTTTACAAGGGAACGGTGATGTTTGTAGGCGTTTCAAGAGAGGACATTGTTAATCTTACTGATAATCAGATTAAGGCGATTAAGTGCGTTTATAGAAAGGTGGGTTAGAGAATGTACGGTGTTATTGTAATTGCACTATTTGCGGCTTATTCTTTTATCTCTTATGAAATTCACAGAATTGATAAAAGGGAAACAAAGGAAGAGATAGAAAACTTGAAAAGCTGCATTGCTCACAGGGAAAAGTTGATGGATGAAATGTTGGAATCGGTGCAAAAGCTCGCAGATGAAAAAGAAAAAGCTGTAAAGGCTTGCAGAAAGTACAGAGAAAAGTTGAACCTTGTGTATGGAAATCTTAAGAATCTTAATGATACATACAGCAGCAATGAAGTGAACTTGTGCAAGGCGATTGAACAGAACATATACCTGAGCGGACAGCTGAAAGCGTATAAGGACGCATATGGTGAGATAAAACAGAGCGGGAATTAAGGTGTAACGGAAAGAAAAAAGCGGCCATTGAGCTGCTTGACTTTCCTGCTAAAGCAATTATTTAAGTGACGAACTTTGAGAAAGGATGTATAATATAATGTTTACATACAAAAGAACTATTAAAAGTGGTCCGCTTACAGAAATTGAATATTACAGATCCTTTCGCAAAATTGGAAAAAATTACGGGGGTAGAAAAATAAATCAGAGTCTTACACCCGAAAAGCAAAAAAGAGCTAACAGAATGCGAGCAATCAAAAATATGCAGAGGCTTATACTCTGCAATTTTACAAGCGGTGACTATTTTGTAAGGCTGAACGTGCCAAGGGCGGAGCTTACAGAAGATGAATTTGAAAAGATTGCAAGCAAATGGAAAAGAAAAATGCGTGACGCTTTTCGCAAAATTGGAAAAAAGTTTAAGTACATATCGTTTACGGAGTGTGGAAAGCTGGGCAAGAACTGGCATATGCACATTATTGTGGAGCGTGAGGCTCTTGAATTTGTAGAAAAGTATTGGGAGTACGACGGCATAAACTTTACTGCACTGTATCAGAGCGGATATTATGAAAAACTTGCAGAGTACATCACCAAAGATGTGGCCGGAGAAAAGAGGATAAGGACAGCGAGATGTCTTAAAAAGCCTGATGTTACTGTAAAAGAGGCAGGGCGCAGGGAGATTAAGAAACTTGAGCGTGGTGAAACGATAAAAATTCCTGACGGCTGTTTTATGCTCAAGGACGATGAGAACTACAATTACAACGAGATAACAGGTGCAAGCTGGTACTTTGCTTTTTTGCCTCTTGCGTACGAAAAATTTGATATTTCATAAACAAGCTGTCTGCGGACGGCTTATTGGTGCAGGGAGGAAAACAAAATGGTTGACAAGAGTACAAAAGCAATTTGCCCGTTTTTTTGCAAAAGTGGGGATATGAGAATAAAATGTGAGGGGTTTTGTGAGGAAGTTGTTAAGCTCACACTATACATACGCAAAGATGTAACAGGCACTAAAAGGCTCAAGACTTCTCGCAATCTTATAAAACCTATAGTTACGGTAACAGAGGGCAAAAAGCGTGAATTCAAAAAACTTGAAAAAGGCGAGGCTTTGCAAATTCCACAAGGCTATTATCTTGTGCGTGACGAAATGTGGGTTAATGATTTTACAGGAGCAAACTATCATTTTGTATTTATGCAATTGACTGCAACAAGGAGGCTGACAAACAATGAACCTAAAACAAATCAGAGAAATGAGTGACAATATCTGTAATTACAGAGTCAGGATAGCCACTCTTGAAGCAGAGGTAACGCACATTACCTCAAACATTACTGCTGCAAACGGAGCAAGTGCGTCAGGGAGCATTGACAAGATAGTGCCCCAAATAGCTGACCTTCGAAACGAATTACACAACACAGAAACGAGAAGAGCTGTTGCAATATGTAGTATACCAACTGAAACAACAGAGGGCAGCTGCTTAATTTTGCATTTGCGTGATAAGCGTTCTTGGAAAGAAATAGCGTTCATTATGGGCGGAGGGAATACAGAGGACGGAGTGCGTATGATGTGCAATCGCTATGAGTGGTGAAAGTTGTTCGTTTGTTCGCTTAAGGGTGTGTTAGAATATAATTGAGCAAAGCTCAGAAAATACAAAGTTAATCAAGTCGCTGTTAATGCAGCGGCTTATTTATTTGCAAAATGAAAAGATATGTAACAACAGAATGGATAATACAACAAATACAGGACGGCAAAGCATACAGGTTCTATTTGACCGCTGACTGGCAAAGAGTGCGAGATAAAAAGCGTACAATGGAGCACGATGAATGTGAACGGTGCAGAGCCGTAGGAAAATATAGCCCCTGTGAAGTTGTGCATCACAAGAAGTACCTTAAAGCAAGACCTGATCTTGCTCTTGACATCAACAATCTTGAATGTTTGTGCAAAGATTGTCATTACAAAGAGCATCACAAACTGCAAGAAAAAATTTTTTCAGAAGAATTTTCCGAGAAATGGTAGCACCCCCGGGGTCAAAAATCGCACTTACCTCAAGCGTATGGATAACGGTGTACAGGGTAGACAATTTGTCCTCGCACACACGCACGAGAAATTTTTGTGAAAGGAGCAATAAAATGGCACAAGTTAAAATGGCAAAAATCAAGGAAAGCTTAATTGAACAACTCACATTAAAAGGAGCAGACATTGATGTGTATCGTGACTTAATCGAAAGTTACATTTTCTACACTAAACTTGAACGACAAATGCAAGCTGACATCAAGAAAAACGGCTTGTCATACAAGGCGATTTCCTCGACAGGTAAAGAATACACTAAAGACAATCCGTCAGTGAAAAATTCAATAATGTACAACAAGCAAAGACTTGCGATTCTTTCGCAAATGGGGTTATCAATTGACAAGGTCGAAAGTGATGTAAATGACGAACTGTAAATACCTTGACGATTACATAAAGCAAGTAAAAAGCGGTCAATATCGTGTATGTAAAGAGCAAATACAGCTTGTAAATTTCATAGAAAAAGTATTCGAAAATGAGCAAGTCTATGTTGACAGTGAGCAGGTTGAAAAGTATTTTGCTCTACAGAAATATTTTCCATACGAATTATTTGCATGGGAAAAGTTTTGTTTTATTCTGCACAATTGCACATATTCCGCACCGGGTGTATTAAGATTTCCAGATTTAGTTTGCGTGGTCGGGCGAGGTGCAGGAAAAAACGGCTATCTTGCATTTGAAGATTTTTCTCTGCTCACGCCTGTCAACGGCATACGCAATTATGACATTGACATTTGTGCGACCTCAGAAGAGCAAGCAAGCACAACTTTTAATGACATCTACGAGATTTTGGAAAACAATTCTACAAAAATGCAGCGGCATTTTAAGTGGAATAAAACAGAGATTACAAACATAAAGACTAATTCAACAATCAGATACAGAACTTCAAACAGCAAAACGAAAGACGGAGGCAGACCCGGCAAAGTAGATTTTGACGAAAAGCACGCATATGAAAATTATAAGCTCATTGATGTTTTCACAACGGGCTTAGGCAAAAAAGCTATGCCACGCAGAACAACAATTACAACTATGGGAGATGTTCGGGACGGGCCACTTGACAACGAGCTTGCCGCAGGTCTTGAAGTGCTGAATGGTGATGCACCTGACAACGGCACTCTTTATTTCATATGCAGGTTAGACAACGAAAAAGAGGTATATGAGCAAGAAAATTGGTACAAAGCAAATCCCTCGTTGCAATATTTTCCAAATTTGTTAAGAGAAATTCAAAAGGAATTTGAGGATTGGAAGCGTGACAAAGTAAATAATTCGTCTTTTATGACTAAGCGTATGAATATCCCCAAAGGTACAGAAATGCACCCGGTTACAGCGTGGGAAAACATAAAAGCCACAAACAGACCGCTACCCGATTTGGAAGGCAAAACTTGTGTATTTGGTCTTGACTATACTAAAACAACAGATTTTCTCGGAGCAGGTTTGCTGTTTATGATTGATAACGAAATTGTTTGGAAACCGATGTCGTGGTATTGCTCACAATCCGCTGACCTCAGCAGAATTAAATTTCCGTATGATAAACAGCCTGACCTACAACGAGTTGATGGTGCAGAAATACCGCCACAAATTGTTGCAGAATGGCTCAAAGAACAGAAAAAGCACTACAACATCATAGCAGGAGCGCTTGATAATTACCGCTACACTTTGCTCAAAAGTCCTCTATTGGAGTGTGGATTTGAGTGTGACCGCAAGGGTCTTAATAACTTAAAACTCGTTCGGCCGTCAGATAAAATGCTGGTAGCTCCGCTGATAGCGTCTGATTTTGCAAACCATAAAATCGTATGGGGTGATTCGGCGTTAATGCGTTGGTACACGAACAATACATCTGCAACAGAGGATAAAAATGGCAATATCAGCTATGGCAAAATCGAGCCAAAGTCGAGAAAAACAGACGGCTTTATGGCTTTTGTAGCAGCATATACACAATTAGATTTGCTCAGACAAAGCCAGCCTATTTCAACAGACAATTTTAAGAAATTTTTTAAAGCTATCAGCATATAAGGTGGTGATATTTTGAATATTTTTAGTTTTTTCCGCAGAAAAATTAAAGCAGCCCCTCAAGAAAATGACAACAGCTTTGATGATAGTTATTCTGCCGCCGAGCAGCGGTTTAGGCTAACAGAACTTGCACTGTTTACTGCAATTGATTTTATAGCCAAAAGCATTGCCAAGTGCGAATTTGTTACTGTAATTGATAACAAGGAGTACAAAGGTCTTGAATACTATCTATGGAATTATGCACCGAACAAACATCAAACGAAAGTCGAGTTTTTAACACAAGCAATTTCAAAATTAATTTTTGACAACGAACTGTTAATTATTTCAACTGCTGATAATCAGTTGCTCATTGCAGATAGCTATTGCAAAACTGAATATGCTGCTTTTGATGATATTTTTACAAGTGTAACTTGCCGAAATTTTACATATCAGCGTACTTTTAGTGAAAGTGAAGTAATTTATTTAAAGTACAACAGCTTTGCTCTCAGAGGCTTATTAGCCGAAATGTGCACTACATACGAGCAACTTATGATGTCTGCTCAAGAGCGCTACAATAAAGCCGCAGGGCATAAAGGTATAGTAACTTTTGAAAACTTCAACTTTGGCGATAAAGATTTTAACGAAACATTTTCTGAAATTCTCGGAAAGCAGTTCAAAAAATATTATGAGTCAAAGAATGCTGTATTACCTGTTTTCAAAGGAATGAAGTATTCAGAGCCTGCAACAGAGGCAGGGAAAACTACAAACAGTGAAATTACCGATATTCAAAAGCTAAGAGCAGAGGCATATGCAACTGTTGGAAACGCTTTACACATTCCGCCGGCTATCCTTAGTGGCGAGGCATCTATGCTTTCAGACGCTATGGATTGTGCTATCGCAAATGCAATAGATCCTCTCGCTCAAATGCTCGAACAAGAAATTACAAAAAAGAAATTTGGAAATTCCGAATTTTTAAAAGGCAATTATATGCTTATTGATACAACAACAGTTAAGCATATAGATGCGATAAGCAATGCAAATAATCTTGACAAATCAATAGCAAGCGGTGTTCTTTCCCCTGCCAAGGCTCAAAAGTATTGTAATATGCTGCCTTGCGAAGAAGAATGGGCACAGAAATATTACATTACAAAAAACTATCAGACAGCAGATGAAACATTGAAAGGTGGTGAAACTCAGTGAAAGAAAGAAACTACAAAATCAGGCAGATTGCGGATGAAAATGTCTTGCAAATCTATTTGTACGGTGAAATTGAACCGGGGTATTACTATGGTTCAACTACAAGTGCAGAGTATATCCGCAAAGCAGTTGATAAAGCGGGGGCTATTAGCAGTATCGAACTGTACATCAATTCAGTTGGTGGTTATGTTGATGAAGGTGTTGCTATTTACAATCTGTTAAAAAGGCAGAATGTACCTGTTACTGCGTATATTGACGGTATGGCGTGTTCAATTGCAAGTGTAGTAGCTATGGCAGCGGATAAAATCATAATGCCGTCTAATACAACAATGATGATTCATCACGCTATCGGTGCTTGCTACGGTAACGCTAAGGAACATAGAGAATACGCCGAACAGCTTGATAAAATCAGCGAAGCAAGCACAAATTCGTATCTTGTACACGCAGGCGATAAGCTTACGAGAGATGTGCTCGAGCCACTACTTGACGCTGAAACATTCCTTACTGCACAGGAGGCACTCGAACTCGGCTTGTGTGATGAAATTCTCGACCCTGTTGACTTAACGGATTCAAAAGAAGTTATCGAACAGGCTGAACAGAGAAAAAATCCTAAAGCAAAACAAGCAGCGGCAGAACTCACAAAAATGCTTGGTAAAAAGCTACAGAAACCAAACCTCACTCAGCACGAAAAAGACAGCTTTGATTTTTTTGAAACATTTTTCAAAAACAAAAATTATTTATAAAGGAGATTAAAAATGAAAAATCTTGATTTTATCAACAATGCAAAAACAAATTTTGCAAAGCAGTTGAAGGAAGCGTTTGCAGACAAAGACGAAGCTAAGATGACATCTGCATTTGAGCAGTACGCTACAAGTCTTCAGCAGGCTATTATCGACACAGCAGCGGAAGTAGGTGCGACCGCCGACAACGCTATCCTTGCAAAAAGAGGTTTCCGCCAGCTCACATCAGCTGAGCAGACCTTTTACAACAACATTAAAACTGCATCTAAGTCGGTTGATGTTAAGCAGAGCCTTGCAGGTCTTGATGTAACTATTCCGCAGACTGTAATTGATACAGTTCTTGAAGACATTTCAAATGAGCATCCGCTTCTTGATGCGATCAATATTGAAAACACTTACGGCTCAGTGAAAGCAATTTTTGCAACTGATACAAAGCAGATGGCGGCTTGGGGCGCTCTTAATTCTCAGATTGCACAGGAACTTGCTGGCACTATTGAAGAAAAGGACTTCTCAACATCAAAGCTTACAGCATTTATTCCTGTTCCAAAGGATATGCTTGAACTCGGAGCTACATACATTGACGCTTATGTTCGCAGAATTCTTGCTGACGCTCTTGCTTACGGACTTGAAGACGGTTTTATCAATGGTGACGGCAAAAACAAGCCTGTGGGTATTCTCAAGAATATTAACGGCGCAGTAACCGCAGGTGCATTTCCTGACAAGACAGCGACTAAAGTTACAAAACTTGACATTAAGTCATATATGCCTCTAATTGGTAAGATTGCAAAAGGCAAAGGTGGCAAAACTAAGTCAGTGCCGTTTGTTGACTTAATTGTCAATCCTGTTGATTACCTCACGAAGGTTATTCCTGCAACTACAGTTCTCGCTACTGACGGTAGCTATAAAAACAACATTTTCCCTTATCCTACACGAGTTTTTCAATCTGAAATGATTGCAGTAGGTACTGCTGCTCTTGGCCAGCTTTCTAAATACAAAGCCTGCGTATCGACAGGCAAGGGCGGTAAACTCGAATACTCTGATCAGAACCAGTTCCTCGAAGACAATCGTGTATACACAATTAAAACATTCGCAACAGGTTTCTCGTATGATGAAACTGATTTCTTAAAGCTTGATATCAGCACTCTTGAACCGCTCGCTATCGAGGTTACTCTCAATTCTAAATCATCAATATAATAAGCAGGAGGTGTTGAATTATGGCACAGTTAATTGATGATGTGATTAATATGCTTGATTTTGACAGCGAACACATCAAAACTGACGATAGCGCAAAATCAAAAATTAATATCATAATTGAAAATGGCAAGCAACACCTCCGCTCTTTCCATCCTGCCTTAACTGATGAGGATTTCATACGCTCTACAAGAGCAAGAAGTTTGTTGTTTGACTACTGCCGATATGCTTACAGCAACGCAACAGAACAGTTTGACAACAACTTTGCAGCGGATATTTTGATGTTAAGGCAAGAATATGAGGTAAAAGCTTATGACTCAAAGTAATATTAAGTTTTTGACATTTAATGACGGTGTAGCTTTTGTTTTTGATACAGACGAAAACGATACTATTATTGCTAACACAGCACGAAAGTATCGCTTTGGCAACGAAAAAGTCGGAGTTACTCGTTATTACGGTGCAAAGCAGAACGATATTGAACTTTCTAAAGTGATACATATACATTGTGATGAGAAAATTCAGCCGGATATGGCTTTGGTAATTGACTGCACAAGATACAAAATTGAGCAGGTACAACATGACAGATGTAAAAATCCACCTTGCACTATTTTATCTTTGTCCTGCCGAGGCTTATACAAGGAGAAAGCAAATGACTTTTAAAAATTATGACGAATTTGTCGGCTTACTTGAAACTTGCAACTTCAAAGTTGCCGAAGCTGATTTTAGCAAACCGGTTGAAACTCCATTTATTGCTTATTTCAAAGATGAAGATAAAAATGTATATGCAGACGGAAAAGTTATTTTTACTTTATATAGCAAGATTGATATTGAGCTATATACAGACAGAACAGACCATGCAAGCGAAGAAAAATTTGCGGAATGGCTTAATAGCAATAATCTTGTTTGGAAAAAGACTAACCGAGCGTGGATTGCGGCAGAAAAAATGTGTGTATCATATTATGAAGTAAGAGTTGATTACAAAATATGAGCAACAAAAAATGCGGTATCGACAGAATTGGCGAAACTATATCTCGTGAAGTTGCAGGGTATACGGCAGACATACAAATGGGCGTAATACAACTTGTTGATACTAAAGCAGATGAGCTTAAAGAAGCAATTAAAAAAGCGGCACCTGTTGGCAAAAGAAAAAAATATCGCAGATCGTTCAAAGTAAAAGTTACAAACGAACTTAATGCTTACTATGAAAAGACGGTCTTTGCCTCAGGCAAAGAATACAGGCTTACACACTTGCTCGAAAAACCTCACGCAAGCAGAAAAGGCGGAACTGTAATGCCAAAAGTGCACATTGCTCCTGCAAGCGAGCAAATTCACAAAGAATTTGAAAACGAAGTTAAAAAACTAATTCTCTCTTCAAAGGCAATGGGTGGAGGAATTAAAAGAAAATAACGAAGGAGATTATCTTATGAACAAAACAATCGCAAAAGTAGGCTATGCTATGCTTACAGAAACAACAGAAGGCAAAATTACATATAGCGAGGTTAAATGGTTTAAGTCCGACAAAGCAGGCGGCAGAACAGTCGGTGCAGAGCCAAGTGGTGAATCGACTACAGTATATGCAGATGGCTTGCCTGTTATAGTTGCAAATAACAATGCAGGCTACAACATCAGTCTTGAGCTTATTGCTATCGTTGATGACATTGAAAAGGACTGGTACGGCAATGCTGAGGCAACCGAAGGTGGATTTATCGAAAAAGGCGGAATCAGCGTATTGCCTCGCTTTGCTTTGCTTGTTGCTAAAGAGCGTTATGACAGCGACAAACTCTATGAAATTGACACATACTTTGACTGCGTTGCATCTACAAGAGCCACACGCAACGATAAGACATCAGAGGGTAACTTTGATCCGCAGTTTCCGACATTTACAATCACTTCAAAACCACGCCCGGACAATGATTTTGTAAGATATACTTCGTACGAAGACACATTGCCGACAGCAGTTGTAACACCGACAGTTAAAGGAGCAGAATAATGGACAAAACGCTTACAATCGGTGACAGGAAGCTCAAAGTTGAAGTAACAGCATATACTATGCTTATCTACGAAGATAATTTTAAAGGGCACAGCTTTCTCAAAGATGTAGATATGTTGACAGCTAATCCAAATAAAGTACAGTACAGCTCAACTGTGCGCATTTTATGGGCAGCGGCTAAATCTGCAGACGATACAATAAAACCAATCAAAGAATTTTCAAAGCAGTATAGCATTGGAGAAGTAATATCAACAGCACAGCCCCTTGTTGACCTCATTGTAGAATCACTGAAAACCAGCTCAAAAAAAGCAACAGCGGCAGCAGTCTGAGAGTACAAATGACGGCACAGGAAATTTTATCCTATGCCGTCAAATGCGGTCTGACTGTCGCTGATATAAAAATTTTTTCGATTGGTTTTGTTTTAGATTACATTGATACTTACTACAAGCTCAAAAACAATCAGAACATACACGCTGATGAAGAAAAATACTTGAAACTTAAATCAGTGTTGCCATTCGTTGAAGAAAAATACAACAGCGGAAACATTACTTATCAACAATATTCTGAATGGATGAGCGATTACAAAAGATTGGAGGATATATATGGCATCAACTATTAAAGGCATTACAGTTAAAATTGCAGGTGAAACAACGGACTTGCAAAAAGCGTTGAAGAATATACAATCCTCTTCACGTTCATTACAGAGCGAGCTAAAAACAATTAACAATCAGCTTAAATTTGATCCGGATAATACAGTTCTGCTGGCACAAAAGCAAGATGTTTTGCGAGAGCAGATCGATAACAGCACTAGTGCGCTTAAAGAACTTGTTGATGTTGAAGAACAAGTCAAGGAGCAAGCAAAAAGCGGCGAGATTTCAACGGACCAATACAGGGCATATCAACGAGAGGTTGAAAAAACAAAAAGTCAGCTTGAAAGCTTTAAAAAGCAACTTTCCGATACAGAAACAGCGGCAAAAGCTGTTGATATGAAGTCGCTTGAGAATGAAATGAGCGATGTCAGAACAGAAACAAGCAAAACAACTGACAGCTTTAAAGAACTTGAAGACAAAAGTAACAATACTAACTTAAGCAAATTCAAAAAAGAAGTTGACGATGTAAAAACATCTGCAACTGAGCTTAAAGATGTTCTTGCCGACACAACAACAGGAATCGGCGTTGCTGTGGGTACAATAGGCGGTTCAGCCGTAGCTGCAATAACAAGCGCAAATAGTGAAAAGAAAGCTCTTAACTCTTTGCAGGCCCAAACAGGCTTAGCCAAAGACGAACTGCTCAAGTACAAAAGTGTAATTAATGACATATACAAAGATAACTTTGGTGAATCACAAGAAGAAATTGCCGACACTCTTGCTAAAATCAAGCAAGTCACAGGTGAAACCGACCCGAGCAAGCTCAAAGAAATGGCAGAAAGCTTGTATACTTTGCAAGATACTTTTGACGGTTTTGATATCGGCGAAACCTTAAGAGGCGTAAACGGATTAGTCACTAATATGGGACTTTCCGCCGAAGATGCATTCGACTTAATCGTAAAAGGTGCTCAAAACGGTTTGAATTATAGCGGAGAGCTTGCAGACAACCTTGCGGAATACTCTCAGATATGGGGACAAGCAGGTTTTTCGGCTGAACAAACTTTTAGTATTCTCGAAAATGGTACAAAAAACGGCGCTTACAATCTGGATAAAGTTAATGACTTTGTAAAAGAGTTCACAATATCATTATCTGACGGCAGAATTGAAGAAAATCTCGGCAGTTTTTCAGAAGACACCGCAACATTGTTCAATAAATGGAAAGACGGTAAGGCAACCGCAGCGGATGTTTTCTATTCTGTAATAAAAGATTTAAAGAACGCAAAAACAGACCAAGAGGCGCTAACAACAGCCTCAAATGTGTGGTCGAGCCTCGGTGAAGATAATGCGCTGAAAGTTATAACTTCTCTCGGTGATGTTAATGACAGCTATAAAGATGTTGAAGATTCAATGCAAAAAGTCAAAGACATTAAATACGATGATGTTGAATCAGATTGGGAAAACATTGGTAGAGTTGTTCAAACAGACTTAATTCAACCGATAGGTAAAGAACTTTATCCTGTCGCAAAGGAAGCGATTAAATGGGCATCTGAACATCTTGATGATTTAGAAACAATACTTGAAAGTGTAGCTAAGCAAGCTGCTCTTATTTGGGGAGCAAAAAAGTCACAGGAATTAGTAACAGGTATTTCAAATTTAATCGGAGCATATAAGAACCTTTCAACAGCAACAGATATAGCTGCAACTGCACAAAAAGGGCTTAACGCTGCTCAATCTTTGAATATTATCGGAACAATCACTACACTTGTTATAGGGCTTGTTTCTGCTGTTGAAACATACAACGAACTCAAATGGAGTAATTCAGAGGCTGGAAAATTCTGTGAAGAAATTGACAAAATTAAAGATAATCTCGCAGAGTACACACAAGAAATCACTGATAACTTGCAAAACACATTAGATAGAGTGGACGAACTTTATTCTGACAATACTCTCATAGATGAGTATCAAGCAAAGTTAGATGAGCTTATAGGAAAAGCAACACTTACTCCTGAGGAGCAAGCACAGCTCACAACAATCGTAACTTATTTTAAAGATAATGTTCCGGGGTTCAATGATGCTTGGGCGGAATATATTGAAATAAGCGACAACGGAAAAGTAAATCTCAAAGGCGATCTTGACGAAATCAGAAATAACATTAGTAAGACGATTGACGATTATAAAAAGCTCGCAAACCAATCTGCCATCTCAGAATTGCAATCATCTAATGTGAAAGCAAAGATTGAGGCAAACAAGAACAGAACTGAAATCAAGTCAGAGATGGAAGAAAAAATGAGCGAAATCGATGCAGCGTACAAGAAACTAAATGCAACGATTAGATTGCGAGGGTACGATGTGGAAGATTTTTACAATGCATATGGAACGATTGGCGGAAACATCAGGTTTAGTGATGAAACAAAAATGTATGATGATATCAAAAAGCAGATTGAAGCATACAACGAGTTAAAAAACCAATATAACGAATCAACCGCAGAGATTAATAAACTCACAATGACAAGTGATGATTTGTCTGATGTTCAAAAAGTTCTTAACGGTGACTACACCGATGCCGCTGCTGTTTTAATGGCATATAATCAGCAGATGATTTCACAGAATGATATACTTGCTGCAACTGATGAAAACGGCAATAAGTTATGGTCTTCAATGGATAAGCTGCAAGAGGCAGCAAGAGAAAGCGGTAAGAATACAGTTCTCGGATTGGTTGAAGGCACGAAAGAATATCAAGGAGCACTTGTCGAGAATAGTCAAGGCTGGGCATCTACAATAATTTCTGAATATGACAAAGGAATGGAAATCCATTCACCTTCGGAAGCAATGCGTAGAAGAGGAGTTTATACGGTTCAAGGCTTAATAAACGGACTGATGGAAAACAATGAAATGGTTAGACACGCAGGCACAAGTATGGCTAGGCAAGCACGCAGCGGCGCTAAAAGTGTTTCTCTGTTTAACACAGGTAATAATTTTGTTCAAGGCTTTATTAATGGTATTTCGTCGGGAGATGCTATTAAGAATGTATGGAGCACAGCTACAGGCATAGGCGGACTTGCACTTGGTGCAGTAAAGAAAATTCTTGGTATTAATTCGCCTTCAAAGGAAGCTAAAAAAATTGGTAATTATTTTACAGAGGGCTTAGCGATTGGTATTAGCGGTAACAAAAGCAAGGTGAGGTTAAGCACAGAAAGTATTGCGAGAGATATGCTTGGCAGCTTTGATTTTAACGAAACAGTCGGCTATATTAATGTGCTGAATGATAAGTTCAATAACATTAAAAGTTTAGACCATACCGCATCAAGTACAACAAATAAAGTTATCACAAATGCTCCAAGAGTTGCTCTGAACTACTATGGAAATGTCAACATAAATAATGATTTAGATATTGACGATTTCAACGAGCGTGTTTCTCACGCAGTTATAGATACTCTGAACCAAGAATGCTAAGGAGGCGGATTATATGCACAACTTAGAATACAACGGCACAAGCCTGCGCAAACTCGGATTTTGCATAGCCAATGCACCTTTTTATCATATATCAAACAGAAAATTTGAGATAGTTGACATATACGGCAAAGACGGAGGAATAATCGCCGATAATGGTTTCTATGAAAATATTGATGTGTCGTATGAAATAAACAGCTTGCCTTGGCTTGTTTACAACGATACTCAAAGTTTGATTCGTATGCTTGCAGAAGAATTTGCAAATTTTGACGGCAAATACAAAGAATTACGAGATACATATAACACGGGATATTATGCAAAAGCTATATGCAAAAGCATAGATAAAATAGAATATAAGGCAGACAAATGTGTATCAACTATTCTTAATTTTACAAGACAGCCGTTTTGGTACAGTGATGAAGGGCAAAAAACAATATCTTTTAGTGCAGCGGCAAACTCTCAAAAAGAAACTGAATTCTATGTTTATAACCCCGAAAAGTTCTCTGCAGAGCCGTATTTTCGTATTAATTACTCGCAAGATTTAACACTTGATGTTAATAACGCACAAATCAAAATAAAGGCTGTTTTTGTTGGCAATGAAAATTTAATTGAACTTGATTCTGAAATGCAATCTGCATTTTGGGGAATAACAGATATGAACGCACGCATATCTTGCACAAGCTTTCCTATTTTTACTTCGGGCTGGAATAAAATTAAAGTAATTTCAGAAAAGGAAAATGCGTTCAGTAAAATTAATATCATTCCAAGATGGAGGCGATTATAATGTTTCCTCTGCTGTATGATAACGCTCAAAATTCAACAAATGCTTTCGACTATAACGGCTATGGCTTTATTACAGAATGCACAGAATTTAAAGTTACAGAAGAACGAAACGGAGCGTATACATTTCAAGCAAAAATCAAAGGCACTGACAGATTGATTGATAAGATTAAAAACGGAGCGTACATAAAAGCAAAAGCAAACTCGCATGACAATCCTCAACTCTTTTACATCGAGAAAATCGAAGTTGATAAATACGGAGATATGACAATTTCAGGAAGTCACATATCACGATTATTCTTCCAAAACGGTACAGTTCCGATGTATTATAACTATTCAGAAGTGGATTCCCCATCAGCAATTATGTCAAATCTTCAATATGAAGTATGGTACTCAGATGCACCATACAGTTGGTTTAATTTCTCATCTAATATTGGAGTCAAAAAAGAATTTTCACTCGGGTTTAACTCGGCAGAAACATTTGAGAATATTTTACTTAACGAGGAAAACGGATTGACGGCAGTATTTAAAGCAGAATTGCTCTGTGATAACTTCAACATCAATTTATTGCTAAATCGAGGCACAGATACTCACCGTATTGCATTTGGCTCTAATATATCTGAATTTAAACAAGTTAATTCGATTAATGAATATTACACGCACATCATGCCATACGCAGAATGCGAAACAACAGACGGCAAAAAAGTAACAGTTACAGCTACTGAACCTTACCTTACAAATCTAAATGCGACTTTAAAGAAAACATATCTGTACGATTGTTCAAGTAAAATAACAAGAACTAAAGTCGATCCACAGACAGGCTATAACTACAGTGAAGTAAGAACTATGCTTGAAGACGCAGTTAAAGAATATTTACAAGATACAGAGCAAGTAGCCGAATATGTAAATATAACAGTCACTCTTGAATCTGAACTTGAGGCGCTGAAAAATTGTAGTCTATGCGACAAAGTGACAATTGTTCATAAAGACGGTTCAGAAATTGAAAGCAAAATCGCAAAAACAGTATATGACAGCATTAGCGAAAAATACACAGAAATCGGCATAGGAGAAGTTAATCTCAAGATGTCTGATTTTTTAAAAATCAAAAGGAGATTTAGAAGATAATGAAACTTAAACATATTCCTGCTACAATTGACATCAACAGTCGCAACGAGCAGCGAATTGCAGGTATTGTCAATATTAATGACAAAAAGACAAGATATCTTGATGTAACGATAATTGCAAGTGGAGAAAAACTCGATTTAAGCGGTTGCACAGTTACTGCGATTTTTGTTATTGATGATGTTTTAGTCAATAATGCAGTTGATTGCACAGTCACAAACAATATAGTTACTATTCCACTTGAGAATTTCAATGGCAGATATGGATATCTCAGCATAGAACTTAACATTGTAAAAGACGGAACAGTGATTGTAAATACACCTATTCCGCTCAGGATTCAAGTGACATCTTCTATCGCTGATAGCGCTAAAATTTCAGAGAAAACATATGGAACTATCGCTGAAACAGTTAAAGAAGTGTATGACGCTCGTGGAACATATGAGAATTTGAGCAATAGACTTACTGGCATTGATAATGAAATAACAGACATTGACGAAACAGTGACAATGAAGATTAATCTTAAAGCGGATAAGGCGACAACCTTGGCAGGGTATGGCATTGAGGACGCATATACAAAAACATATGTGTCCAAGGCGCTTAGCTATAAGCTTGACAAAAAGCCGTTTGATTCAGAACCCAAGCAAGACAGTCCAAACTATGTTACAAGCGGAACGGTTTACGGCAGTATCAGTACACTTAAAAGTGATGTGTCCAAGGCGCTTAACTATAAGCTCGACAAAAAGCCGTTTGATTCAGAACCCAAGCAAGACAGTCCAAACTATGTTACAAGCGGAACGGTTTACGGCAGTATCAGTACACTTAAAAGTGATGTGTCCAAGGCGCTTAACTATAAGCTCGACAAAAAGCCGTTTGATTCAGAACCCACGCAAGCTAGTCCGAACTATGTTACAAGCGGAACGGTTTATGGCAGTATCAGTACACTTAAAAGTGATGTGAACAAGGCACTTGCGACAAAATATGACAGCTCAAATGTTGAGAGCGGTACGGGCAGTCTTACACCCGGACAGGCGATTTATGACGGCAACGAGGGCAGTTTTAACTATGTGAAAAACGGCAGAGTGGTTACTGTATCGGTAAACATTACAAAACTTGTTGCGGATAAATCGTATATTCAGATGGCAGGCTTACCTTTCCCGGCAAAAAACGAAAGTAGGTTGTCGAGCTTTGCTGTGTATTCAACAGCAAGTAATTTAAAAAATATCAGACTTGACGGCTCTTGGGTTTACATCAACTCAACTGACAAATTTGTCGAGGGTGAAAAAATCAATTTCATTATTACATACATAATCAAATAAGGAGCGAATTACTATGGAAATCAAAGAAAGAATTACACTCGATATGCTTACAAAGGACAGCGTGAGCGTGTTAAGACAGAAGTTTATCAATCTCGGCGGCGAAGATGTGCAGGTCGGCGAAAATGTCCGCAACGCATATACAAACTGCGAGAGTGACAGAGCAATTTTAAAGGAACAACTTTCAGAGGAATATTACAACGCTATTATGGCAGTATGGGAGGTATAGATATGTCATATAAATTTAAAGAAATATGGTGCAATAAAGGTAATTTCACAGAGAGCAACAGAAAATCTTCGGAAATTGATACACTTGTTATTCATTACACCGGCAACAACGGCGACACAGCAGAAAACAACGGTAACTACTTTAAGAATAATGTAGTTGAAACATCTGCACATTATTTTGTCGATGATACAACGGTTGTACGATCTGTCGCTGACAAAAATATTGCTTGGCATGCAGGCGACTGGGATATTAATTGCCGTTCAATCGGAATTGAAATTGCAGGTTCAACAACAGAATGCACAGGCAAGACACTTGAAAATGTAATCTTACTTGCTCAACGACTTATGAAAAAGTATAACATCAAAAAAGACAAAGTAATTCGCCATTATGATGCTAACGGTAAAATCTGCCCTGGCTTTTGGTGCGGTTCATCAGCAAAGGACAAGCTGTGGAAAGAACAGTTTTTAAATAAACTTGAGAGTAACTCTGAAAGCAAAGAAGACTCTAAAGTTGAAAAAGATGATAAACCTACGATTGAATATTGCGTATTTGCAGGCGGTAGGTGGTTGCCAACTGTAAAAGGTTTATCAGACTTCGCAGGCATTGCCGGCGAGGCAATCAGCGGTCTTGCAATCAAAGTAACAAAAGGTAAGATTAAGTACAGAGTGCATATTAAAGACGGTCACTGGCTTAGCTGGGTTACAGGTTTTAATCTTAATGATGATGTAAACGGCTATGCCGGTATTCTCGGAATGGATATTGATGCTGTACAGATTTATTATACAACTCCTGCTGATGTTAAATCCGCACACGGCAGCTACTATAAGGCTACATACAGAGTTTCTGCAGTTAAAGAAGACTATTACGATTGGCAGCACGATGACGAAAAAGACAGTACGCAGGACGGCTATGCAGGTTCGTTCTGCAAAGCCATTGACAGAGTGCAGATTACTTTGACTTAACGAGGCGGTGAGAAAATGGCAACAGAAATCATTGTAGCTTTAATTGGCTTGGGCGGTAGTGCTTTAGGCTCAATTTTGGGCATAATTGCAAGCAGTAAGCTAACAGCGTACAAAATTGAACAGCTTGAGAAAAAAGTAGACAAGCATAACAGCGTAATAGAACGAGTTTATAAAATCGAACAGCACGAGGCTGTTGTTGACGAAGAAATCAAGGTCGCAAATCACAGAATAGCAGACCTCGAAAATAAATAAAAGCGGAGGTGATATAATGCGAAAAATCACAAATTGGAAGTCTTGGGCAAAGGCTGCAGGAGTGAGAGCAGTAAGAACAACAGCGCAGACGGCAGTTGCTACTATCGGAACAGCAGCGGTCATAAGCGAAATCAACTGGGTTGCGGTTGTATCAGCAAGCGCAGTGGCAGGACTGCTTTCAATCTTAACAAGTGTTGCAGGCTTGCCGGAAGTGTCAGAGTAATAATACATAAGTTTAGCCCCACACTTGCTAAGTAAGAAGTGTGGGGCTGTTTTTAATTGTTGTCATCAATAAACTATTTTTAAAACTTTTTCGTGTTATCAGATATTCGCAATGAATAAATATAGATTGAGTATGTAAATGAGTATGTAAGAAAAAGTCAGTAAACACCCGATTATTTTAACTTTAAAGTTGACTAACATTTGACTAACATTTTTGAAATTTAAAGCAATTTTAGGCGGTGTTTTACGATAAATATAAAAAGAAAAACCGCACCCAAACACCTAAAAAACGGCTTGGTTATGCGGTTTTTGCTTTGGAGCTGGTGAACAGACTTGAACTGTCGACCTACTGATTACGAATCAGTTGCGCTACCAACTGCGCCACACCAGCAAAATGTGAATACGCATCTATTATACAACCGAAATTTAAAAAATTCAAGACCTGAGGGAGAATATTAGAAATAATATTTACGGTGATTTATATTCACATTTGTGGAAATTAAAACTACTTTGTATTATAATAAAAATATATGAAAAAATATTAATAATTCATTTATGTTTTATATACAAAGGATGTGTAAAATTGACTAATCACGAAAGAAAAAACAATTCTTTTGCGCTAAGACTTAAATTGCATCGTGAGAGTTGCCATCTTACTCAGCAGCAGGTTGCCGATATTTTAAATATTAACAGAACCACATACACAAAGTACGAAACTGGCGTTTCTGAGCCGAGCCACGAGGTTCTCGGCAAAATTGTTTCAATCTTTGGCGTTGATTACAACACGCTCCTCGGCAAGGGCAAGCTTACTCCGGTGGTTCAGGATCCGTTTGATAACGAGTTTAGGCTCAATAATCTTTCAAATGATGAAAAGATGCTTGTGATTGCGTACAGGGTAATGTCTGATGAAGACAAGAAAAGTATCCTTGACAGCACAAAAGAAATGGTAAAGAGAGAAAAGGCAAAAGGTTCTGATGAAAATTCCGATTAAACTTTGAGCTTTTGCTGATTTTTTGGTGGTCAAACAGCAAAATACTAAGTTTTTTGCAAATTTTTCTTTACATTTAATATCCTTTGTGCTATAATCAATTTGTTGACCACTGCCTCGGAACAAGGGTTAAGCCGTATTTCGGATTTTCACAGCCTTACTCTGGGACGGTTGGCTAAAATTTTTATAAAGGTGGAAACGCAA